CCGCTGCTGGAGTCGGTTCCGGCCTCGTTTAATCCGTACACCGAGGACGCTGCCGGACGGCGTGACTGCGGTCCTGGCGGTCATCCGAAGATGTTCCTGATGTAGCCGCTGTTTGTCTGGTAGGCGGTGAGACCGTCGGCGACTGCGAGACCGGTCGAGTACGGATCACCTTGGCCTGGGGTCACGTTGATGTTGATCGTCGACGCGTTGGAGTTCGTGACGGTTGCACCGGTGCCGGCCATGCTGACGTTGCCGAACTCGTCCATGCGGAGGCCGGTGCCGCCGATGGTTTGCGCTTGGATCGGGAGGGTGACGCCGCCTTCCATGCGGAGCACTTTGGCGTAGAACGCGTCGAAGTCACCTGAGTCGATCATTGCGAACAGTTCGGTGACGACCTGGGGTGGCAGCTCGAGCGCTTCGGCGTAGTCGAGGACCTGGCGGCGGAGCTGGTCGACGTCTTCGTCCGCTTCACGGCTGGAAAGGCCAAACTTTTGGATCGTGTCGAGCGCGTTCTGTGTGTCTTTGTACAGGTTGCGCCAACTGTCACGGTCGTCGAACAGCTCGTACAGTTCGGCGAACTCTTCGCGTAGATCCTCGGTGTCATCCGTAAGGGCTTGCGCTGCGTATGCGGCATTCCTCATCGAAGTGTCAATCGCTGCGATCTCGGGTTCGGTTTGCTGGGCGGCGTAACGCAGATTCCAGTAGGTGCGTTCCTGCATCTCAAGGGCGACGCTGGTGTCTTCGGATCCTTCGCGTATATGACTGAGGATGTTCTGAAAATGGAAGAACGGGTCGTTCAGTGTGCGAACCGTGTCCAACAGTCCTGTAAGCGGTATGTCCGTTTCTTTGGTGGCGTCGACCAGGCCGTCGACGGCTTGGATCATGAACAACAGGTTCGCCGTGGTTTCCTGCACGGTCGGCAATAGCAGCGTGCCGAGTTCGGCTTGCAGATTCGACACTTCGGCTTGTAGACGCCTCTGCGAGTTCGCCAAGCTGTCGCTGGTGTTGGCGAAGTCGCCTGCCCACTTGTTCGTTGACTGCAGCAGCAGCTCGTAACGCGCCTGGACTTTGACGCTTTCGTCGATCTCGGACTTCGACGCTGCCAAACCACGCTCGAGCGCGTACTGCTCGACGGTGGCGGCCGACAGGTCGATGCCATACTGGCGAACCACCTCGGATGATCCGGCCATCGCCGACTGGAACTTCTGGCCGGCCTCCTGGAGCGACAGGTTGTGCACCGACGCGAAGTCGGCGATCCGTGTCCCCATGTCGTCGATCACCTGGGACACGTCGCCGCCGTCACCGGCGATCTGCATCGCAAACCCTGAGAACTGGGTGGCGAACTGGTTGAATTCGGCGGTCGACATGCCGTACGCGTTGACGGCGTCTTCGGCGAGCCGGTTGATCGACTCGGTCGCGTCACCGAACGTGACCGCGACGGCGTTCGCTGATTCTTCGAGATCCGAGGCGGCCATGACGGCCGCTTTGCCGAACGAAAAAACCTGCTCAAGCGCGAAACCTTTGACTGCGGTCTTGCCGAGTTCTTTGATCTGCTTGTCGAGCGACTGGATGCCTTGCTGGGCCTGTTTCTGGCCTTTGGCGTTGTACTCGGAGGCGATGCCGATCCTGATCATGCTTTCAACCTCCGAGTCAGCTCACGTTCCAACTTGTTAATCGTGCCACGAACCTGCGCGTTGATCTGCGGTTCGCGTGGCTCAAGCGCTTTGAACAGCAGTCGTTTCGGTGGGCCGTGCTTCGCCATGATGTTCTGGTTGAACACGCTGCCAGGGTTGCGAGCACCAGCGATCTCGAAAATGTGGCCGGCGGCGGTGACGTTGCGGAGCTGCAAGAACGCGATCTGTTTTGTCATCTTGTAGCGCTCGTTTCCGAGCTTGTCGATGAACGAGATCCGTTCGCCGCTGGTGCGTTGGGTGACTTTGAGACCGTTGGCAACTGCACGACGGTTCCAGTCGAGGCTGCGACCGTTCGGTGTGGTCCAGGTCCCCCAGTTCGACAACGGCTGGGCCGGTGTGGCTCCTTTGGCCGAGGCGACGACTGGTTTGACCGCAGATTTGAGTTCTCGGCTGATTTCTTTGGCGAGTTCCCGGTCGAGGTTCCTGAGAATACGGAGCGACTTAGCGGCGCCTTCCACGGTGATCCGGTGTTCCGCTGCCATCTTGTCGTTCTTTCAGGATCTCGAGGACTGTTACCCAGTCATCGTCGTCGAATGGGATGTCCGGCGGCCACCAGTGCGTTACGACAAGGAGCTCGGCGTAGCGTCGTCTGATGCTGCCGGACGGATAGGGGTGGGCATCACCCAACCACGTGGCTGCACCGATTCGACACGCTTGCAGAAGTCGTCGAACGTGGCCGGTACGACGACCTTTGCTTGTTTGCACGCCTCGTAAGCGATAAAGCACAGATCTTCCAGGCCGAGACCGTCGGCAATGTCGAACACGCGGCCCTGGTGGCGTCGTTCCCACGCCACCAGGGCATACGTGCCGGCTAGGAGTTCGATGGGGCCGTCACCGAGGTCGAGTTCAAGTCGCAGTTTCATCGGATCAGGACGTCGCGCGAGTCAGGACGCCGCCGGTGAACGTCAGGTCGACGGTCTGGAGGGCGCCGAGCGAGGCGTTGATCGGCGTGTACGACTCGAGGTAGGCGCCTGCAAGTTCGAACTCGGGGTTCGTGACGCCAGGCGTCACCGAGGCGCCGGCGTAGACGACGACGGTGGTGGTGGTGCCGACCAGGGCGCTGAGGTTCGCTTCGACTTCGGAGGTGTCGTAGGCGAGCATGAGCGTCACGGTGAGTTCGTGGTTGCCGAGGCCCGCGGTGTACTTGCGGGCGGTGTCACCGAATGCGGTCGCCTCAAGGCTCTCGTATCGGGTGGTGAACACGGCCGACGTGCACTGGTCGGTGTAGTCGACGGCGTTGATCAGGACGGTGGGGTTGCTGAGTACGGTGGTAGTGGCCACTTGGATCGTCTCCTATGGTTCCGGTGGTGTGGGCGGTTTGGTGGACGGCTGGCCGAGACCGGCCGCGTAGGTCGTGGCGATGTCGTCGCCGACCGGGGCACGCCAGTCGATGTTCGACACTTCGGTGACGGCGGTGTAGGCGGTCGTCTGCTGTTTCTGTGGCTCGAGCTGGCCGGTGTTCTGGTTGACGCCGATCCACGGCAGGCCGAGTCCGGCGATCACGGTGGCGTGCCAGTTGTCGAAAGCGGCCTGTGAGGTCCAGGTGTACCAGTTCATCAGTACACGCTCCACTTGTTATTCAGGTAGTCACGCATGTCCGTGATTTCACCAGCGGTCAACGCTTTGTCGAAGATGACGATTTCTGCGATTGAGCCGTACAGGTCATCGGTCAAGTTGCCGGTGTTGCCGATGTAAAGCGTGAATGATGGGTTGGCGGCACTGCACGCGTTCGTCAACGTGTTGTTCGCTCCTGGCGTTCCACCATCGACAACCATGGTTGATCGAAGTGACGCTGTCGCGTTGTCTGGGTCCGCAGCTACATCGACGACGTGCCACACGTTCTGAGTCATCACCGACAAAACTTGGTTATAAACGGGCCTAGTGGCTGCGCTGGTGCCATTGTTGACGAGATGTGCTCCTGAGTCTTCATCGAACAAACCGAAATATGTGATGCCACGGATTCCGACAGAACCACCAGACGAGGTGATCCCGAACGCGCTTTGATTTGTCAATGGGTCGCTTGTGGCGGGGATCCACACGACGAACATGTGATGATCGGTGCCATCGTGCAGGAACTTCCACGACGACGCTGCATCGGTTGATATCAGATGATCGTCAGCAAAGTCGATGACGTTGAGACCGTTTTTGGTCGTGACACCGCTTGTTGGCTGTACCGCTGCGGTGCCTTGTGTGAAGTCGCCGAGCGAGCCTTTGTTGTCCCATTGCGAGACCGCGCCGCCGGTCTCGGTGATGGTCGAGGTGTCGGACGCGTCGAGCCACAGCACGGGCGACAGGTCCAACGGCGAGAACGCCGCTTGGACGAGGCCGCTGGTGCCAGGGATCGAAATGCCGAGACCGAGACGCATGGGATCAGTGGAGTGCGACGATCGCGGTGGCGGTGGTCGACGTCGAGTTGATGCGGCGGACGGCGATCGGCAGCACCGTACCGGCCGGGACACCGGTGAACGTGACGGCGGTGCCGTCGTGCTGGACGGCGACGACGTTGCCGGCGCCGCCGACGTAAATCGCCCTGGCGAGCGTCGTCAGGTCGGTCGAGTCCGACGGTGTGACGGCCTCGTAGACGATGGAGACGTGCAGGGATCCGGCTTCCGAGAACGGTCCGGTGGTCTGGTAAGTCATGTTGCGTTCCTCCGAACTGACAGTCGACAGGTGAGATCGTACGTGGGGATGGTCTGTTCACCGACGGTGATCGCGTTCGGCTCCACGCTGGTGATCGCCAGGCTGGTGCTCGAGTGGATGGCGTCGGCGGCGGTCAGCAGGTAGTCGGCGGCGTCTGCGTTCGCTGGTGGTGCCGCCAGGATCCTGATCGTGACGGTCACGTCCAGGATGTTGCTGTTGAAGCCTTGGCAGCTCGGCAGGTCGACGAACACGGTGAGCGGTCTGGCGTTGCGTGGGTCGGTGACCGCCGTGTAACCGGCGGCGGTCACAGCGTTCACGACCGCCGTCCTGGCGGTGGCGAGGATGCCGGTGGCGGCCATCAGCCGACCGATGGCCTTCCGATGCCGAGAAGCTGTTTGATGCGTGACATGGTGCCGAACGAGCCACCGGCGGCGGTCATCTCATCGAACGACGCGAACGAATCCACGCTGCCTCGTTCACGGTAGAGCGATGCGGCGAACATGATCGTGCCGAGTTTGACGGCGTCGTCCGGGACGGCGTCGGCGTCGTCGTGGTAGTTCGACTGGACGCGACGCCGGTAGCACCAGGTGTTCGCTGCCGCCACGCATTTCGCCAGGAACGCGGTGTCGTTCGCGGTGGCGGAGGCGATGCCGAGCCATTCGGTGACGTCTGCCGTGGTGATCCAGGTGATCTCCGGTTCGTAAGTGAGTGTGCCGGCGGATTCGGCCGTCCGGTCGAGATCGTCACCGGCGTTGATCAGGATGACCTGGTTCGGCCGGTAGTCATCGACATCGAAGACGAGCTCGTTGTAGTCGTCGACTTCTACCAGCCGGTACGGGTAGGTAGAAACGACGATCTGCTGGTTGCCGTTCAGGCCGGTGTTCACGGCCAGGTCGGCGATGTTGACGTAGACGCCGATCGGCAGGTTGAGCGGGGCGTCCTCGAGCGTCTGGATCACGGCATGACCGTCTAGCCGCTCACTGTTGATGATGCGGAAGTTCGTCATGCCGTGATCCAGTCGTCGTCAGACCGAGGGGGTGGTCAGAACGTGGCGTCGGGGCCGAGGATGCGGATCATGTTCACGTCGATGATCTCGCACGCGAAGTAGCCGCGAACGGTGATTCGCACCGACAGGTTCTGGGCCTCTTCCTGCCGGATAAAGCCCTTGTAGGACTCGTAGCACTCGACGCCTCGGCTGTTCATGAGCCACAGGTACTCGGTGGCGGTCTTGTTGCCGACCGCCTGCGTTCCGACCTGGTTCGACACGATCAGGTTCAATCCGAGGGGGTTGCCGCTCGGACCGGTGACACCGGCCGGCATCGTGCCGCCAGCGTTCTGCGGATTGACCTGGGGGAAGATCGGACGGTCCGAGGCGTCGACGAGCGAGCCGAGCGCTGCCCACTTGGCTGGCGAGACGACGAGCACGTTCGGGAAGTAGTTGCCGGTCGTGGCGATGCTCGAGGCGGCGGTGAACAAGTCCGAGATGACTTCGGCCGGGTTGGTGATGTCCGACACGATGACTTCCTGCGTGTTGGTGATGCCGGCGGCGAGCTGGTCGACGACGTAATCCTCGGTGGCGAGTGCGTACTTGCTGGCGAGGTCGTTGACGGCGGCGTCGAGCATCGACGGCGTGGACCAGTCGATGACCTGTTCTGACAAAAGCAGGGACCCTGCGTATGTGCGCTTCTGCACTGTGACGTTCGCCAAGTCGAAGTCGGCGGTCGTGGCGTTGGCGAGCTCGCTTGACTGCTGACCGACGCTCGAGTGGTTGGCGATCTTCGGCCGGAGGAACGTCGAGCCGGCGGCTGGCATGGAGCGTGCGCCGAGGGCGGACACGATCGGCCGGAGCGGCTGGATGTCGTCGTAGACCGGGGTGACGATCGGCGTGGGGACGAGACCGGCAGCGTCGGAGACGACCACGTCGCCGGTGGCGGCGCGGATGTTGTCGTTGATCTGGTGCCAGCGGTGGCCGCCTTCGCGCATGGCGAGCAGGTACTCGCCGACGGACGGCAAGCCCTTCATGACGTTGCGCGGCGACGCGTAGATCGGTGCGGTGGGCTGTTCGGCCGATGCGGCGATCGGCTCGGTGATGGTGTCGTTGTCGGACATGGTGGCTTCCTCCGGTTCGGTGGGTTCGGGGGTGGGTTCGTCTGCCTCCGGGTCTGCGGCGGCGGCGATTTCGGTGATCTTGGCGGCTTGGAAAGCTGGCATGTAGACCACGCTCAGCTCTTCCCATTCGGCTGCTTTGACGACGACGGTGGAGCCGTCGTGGTCGACGTCGATGGGGACCAGGCCGACGCTGACCGAGTCGTAGGCGCCCATCTGGAGCAGCTCGAGCAGTTCGTCACCGGCTTGGGTCTTGGCGATCTTCGCCGAAAACAGCATTCCGTCGTCGGTCGAGATCCGGTCGGTGACGATGCCGATAACACGATCGGTGTCGTGTTCGGCGAGAAGTCGTGGTGGCGGTCCGTCGGTCGGCAGTGCGCCGGGCATGATGCGAACCTTGCGACCGCCGAGGACGATGGCGTCCTGGTTGTACGGAACGGCGATGCCGCTGATCGTTCTGGTGGGGGTGTCGCCTGCTGCGGCGTCGATCGTGACCGACTGGGCGGACAGGCGGAGCATCTCAGTCATAGGTGGCCTCCGAGGTGGGGTCCGAGCTGGCTTCGGCCAGGTAGGTGGTGATGTCGAGTTCGACGTATCGGCCGCGCGGTACGACGTTGTTCAGCGACAGGGTTTCCTCGATGCAGTCGACGAACGGCTTGGCACCGAACAGGAACAGGTCGCGGCGTGCCTCGACCGAGTTCTGGTAGGTCATGCCGCCGACGGACAGGCCGACGAGCCACGGCGGGACTTGCATCACCCTGGCAAGTTCCATTGCGGCGTGTTGGCGGCCTTCGTGGAGCTGCAACGTCGAGGGGTTCGACTTGAACTCATGCCATTCGACGTGTTGGTTCAGGGCGCCGATAGATCGAGTGTGGCGTGCTTCGGCCCAGGCGGACGCGAGATCGGCGAGCTCTTCGCCGGACATCGGTTCGCCGTCACGCTGCTGGAGGTAGCCGGCGGCGATCTCGGTGGTGGCGAAACGCTTGGCGGCTTCGTCGAGGCGGACCGCGATGTCGATCGCACGCTGGCCGTAGTACAACATGCCAGGGATCGGCGACAGGAACTGGACGACGTTTTCGACCGGGACTTCGACGCCCTGATATTGCACCTCGGCGGCCGGGCCGAACCATTCCGGTCCGGCCTGGTCAGGTGTGTTGATCGTGTTCGCTGGTAGCCAGGTGAACGCCGACGGGAAACCGTTGGCGTATCTGGCGGTCACATACCAGAATGCACGCCCTTCAAGCATCAGGTCGCGGACCGTCTGCGCCATGATGAAGTTCCTGGTGCACTTCGGGTCCGGTGTTTCCTGCCAGCGCTCGGGTTCGATGTAGATCCGGTTCGGCAGTCCGTTCGTGTACTGCTTGACGTACTGGCGTACCTCGAGACCGCCGATCGTCGAGGTGATCAGGCCGACGGCTCGGGCGACCGTCGGCACGCTCAAGGCGCGCTGAGACGCCGAGGAGTTAGTAAGCGTCTGCAGCGCGCCGGGACGAAGCCCAGCAGACCCAGCAGCGGCCTTCACGGCCTGCGACGCACCAAAGGCCGCCGGCTGTTTCCGCGTGAACAGTCCCACAACCGGCGGAACCTACCACGGATGTGGACAACTTGTGGTTAGCGATTCACACCTATTTGTGGTTTGCGGATCTTGCTGGTGGGGCGTGCTGCTCGACCGGCTGCGGCGACCATACAGCGACAGAGGTGGATCGGTCCTGGTGACTTCACCGAGGACAGGGTGATCGTCGCACCGTTCCGGCCGGCCACGGCGCGGCGGACGTGCTCGTCCAGGAGGGCGTCGCCGCCGTGTTCGATGCGTTGCTCGAGGATCATGTTCCGGACGATCTCGGTGAGCATGCCGATCTCTTTCTGTCCCCACACTTGCATCCGCCGGCGGAGCTCGGGTGGTGCGATCGAATGCAGACCGGGGGTGATCATCACGTCGACTTCGGTGTCGGTGTCGACGAGCTCGGCGATGCGCTGCCAGAGCCGTTCGGTGTCGGTGACGTTGAAGTCGGCGGCGACTTGGACCACACCGGCGTCAGTGCGGAACGCTCGGACACCGGCGTACTCGACGCCGTCCGAGGCGGAGTCGATCGCCAGGACGCCACCTCGAGGGATCTCGACGCCGGGGCGTGCCAGGTCGTCCCACGCTCCGACCGGTAGCCACGATTCGACCGACGCAACCCAACGGTTCAGGCAGGTGCGTTGGAACTCGTCGCGTGCCAGGTTGTTCGAGTCGTCGCGCAACGTCTGCCAGTCGAGCGGTGAAATGGCGAGCGCCGGGTTCGCGGCCGGCCACCAGGTCTGGTCGTCGATCGACGCGTCGGGTGGTACGGACCATTCGGCGAAGTACAGCCGGCCGGGTGTCTTGGTGCCGATCTGCGCGATGCCACGTTCACGCCACCGTCGGAAGAACGTGCTCGAGTCGTCACCGGCGGTCGACACGAACAGGGCGAGTGGGTTCGGTCGTGCGCGTTGTGTCGGCAGCAGGCCGCCTTCGATGATCCGGTCGTCGATGTTCCAGATCTCGTCGCAGATGATCAGGTCGTTGCTAGTGCCGTGGCCGGCGCCGTCGTTCGCCGCCGAGATCCGCCAGATCGTGCCGTCCGGAC